AATTCCTCAACGGTCCTGCTCTAAGAGAATCGTTCAAGCAGCGCCAGTTGATAGGATTCGTTGTGCTAGATCCAAGGGCTCAGCAGTTGTCGAAGTCAAAAGAATACCGCGCGTTTACGAGCGTCTTCCGGACGATGAGATTCAAGGAAGTCGCCGTTTTCTACATAGGACTGTCTCTTGTGAGCCTAGTGCTGTGGTGGTGTCTGAATTTCAGCTTCCATCTGAAGCCGATGCGCTTACCGACGAAGTGACCTTTGTGTTCCGCAGAACCAAATAGGTTCCTTTCTTCCACCCCGAGGCCGTAACGCGAACAGGCGGGCGGCGAATAGGCAGCCCCGAGTCAATCTGGCAGGCCGGGCCGTTAAGTCAAGTTCACCGCTAACTTTCTGCAAACACACGCAGCGGTCGAGTCCTTTCCGTGTTCAACCTTGGTTCATTCTTGACCCGCTTCAAGCGGGGCGGGAGCGGTGCGCCCGCGCAGCCACCCACGCGGCGCGCCAGCGGTTCGCCGTACGAGGGCGCCACGGCTGGCCGGCGGCTGGGCAGTTGGGTCACGACCCGCGACGCTATCAACTCGGTCTGGTATCAGAGCGCGGATCAGTTGGTGGCGCGTTCCCGCGACATCATCCGCAAGGACGGGTGGGCATCGAAAGCGGTGGACGAGTGGGTGTGCAACGCCATCGGTACCGGCATCAAGCCGCAGTCGATGCACCCGAAGCTCGCGGTGAAGGAGAAACTCCAGGCGCTGTGGTCTCTCTGGGCAAACGAAGCGGACGCCGCCGGGATGACCGACATCTACGGTCTTCAGGCGCTCGCGTTTCGGTCGATGGTCGAGGGCGGCGAGTGCTTCGCGCGCCGGCATGACCGCGACCTGCGCGAGGGTTTGAGCGTGCCGCTTCAGTTCCAGTTGATCGAAGCGGAGCAGTTGCCGTTCTACCTGGCGCGGCCCACGCCGAACACACCGCAGGGGAACGTCGTGCGCGCGTCCATCGAGTTCGACCCGTCCGGCCGCCGCACGGCTTACTACTTTTACAAGCAGCACCCCGGCGAGAGGATCTTCTTCCCCACGGACCTGGAACTGATGCGGGTTCCGGCCGCGGAGGTCATGCATCTGTTCCGGTCGCTCCGGCCCGGCCAGTTGCGGGGCGTGCCGTGGATGGCGAACGCGCTGGTGCGCCTGTGGGAGCTGGATCAGTACGACGACGCCGAACTGCTGCGGAAGAAGTTCGCCGCGATGATGATGGGCTTCATCACCCGCCAGAATCCGGACGACGCGTTCTTCCCGAACGCCACCCCGCAGGCAGCCACCGACGCCGGTGGCGTGGCCGGATCGGGCGAGCAGGGCGTCGCGGTGGCTCAACTCGAAGCGGGCACCATGACCGAGTTGGAGCCGGGCGAGGACGTGAAGTTCAGCGAACCCGCCGACGTCGGCGGGAACTACGAGGCATTTGAGCGCATCCAGTTGCTCCGAATCGCGGCTGGCCTGGGCCTCCCGTACGACATGCTCACCGGTGATCTGTCGAAGACCAGTTATTCGTCGATCCGGGCCGGCATCCTCTCCTTCCGGCGACTGTGTGAGCAGATCCAGTTCGGCGTCTTCATTTATCAATTCTGCCGCCCGACCTGGCGCGCGTTCGTCGAGCAGGCGGTCCTGGCAGGCAAGCTCGATGCCCGCGATTACATGGCCAACCGGGACGACTACCTGGCGGTCCAGTGGCACACACCGAAGTGGGCCTGGGTTGATCCAGAGAAGGACGTCAAGGCCGAGATTATGGCGATTCGGGCTGGCCTGAAGGCGCGGAGCATGTCCATCAACGAGACGGGGCAGGACGAGGAAGAGGTGGACGAGCAGATCGCCCGCGACAACGAGCGCGCCGACAGGCTGGGTCTGGTGCTCGACTCCGATCCCAGAAAGACGGATGCGCGCGGCCAGGCGGCGAACATCCTGGAGACCGGCGACGGCGGCGACGATCCCGATGGCGGCGCGCCCGCCGATTCTAAACCGGAGCCACCCAAACCGCAACCGCCAAAGCCGAAGCGCAAGGAGCCTAAGAAATGAAAGCGAACTATCTCCCGCACCTCGCGGGACGGGTCTTCGGCGTTCCGCTGCTAATCCAGCCGCAGAAGTTGAGCGTCATTCTCCAGGCAATCGGGCCGCGTCTCGGCCTCCCTCCAGGCGAGTTCGAAATCGAGGGCTTGGGCGTGCCTGTGGTCGCGCGTGTGACGCAAAGTCCCCTGGACGAAGGCGACGATCCGGACGAGATGGACGACGCGGCCCGGAGCCAGAAGCCCTATCTGGTGACCCCGGAGGGCGTTGCGATTATTGGCGTCTCCGGGACGTTGGTGAAAAAGGCCAGTTGGCTCGACGCGGCCTCGGGAATGCAGTCCTACGAGAGCATCCGCGCGGACTTCCAGGATGCGGTGCGCGACCCGCGCATCCTGGGCATCCTGCTCGACGTGGACTCGCCTGGCGGCGAGGTCGGCGGCCTGTTCGACCTCGCGGACGAGATCTACAACGCACGGGCTGAGAAGCCCTGCATGGCCATTTCGGATGACGATGCGTTCTCGGCGGCGTACGCCATCGCCAGTAGCGCGCAACGCCTGTTCGTGACGCGCACCGGCGGCGTGGGCAGCGTCGGTGTGATCGCGCTGCACCTGGATCAGTCGGGCTTCGACGAGAAGGCCGGCAGGAAGTACACCGCGATCTATGCGGGCGCCAGGAAGAACGATTTCAACCCGCACGAGGCGCTGTCCGGTTCGGCTAAAGACGAACTTCAATCCGAAATCGACCGCCTCTACGACATGTTCGTCGGTACCGTCGCGCGCAATCGCGAGATGAAACCGGCGTTGGTGCGGAACACCGAGGCGGGCCTGTACTACGCGGAGAAGGCCATCAGCGCCGGCTTCGCGGACCAGGTTGGAACTTTTGACGACGCGTTGGACGCCGTTCTCGAAGCGGCGACGGCGCGCAAACAAACTCGCGTGGCGGCGTCTGCCGCAACGCAGATCCCGATAGGAGAAATGACCATGAGTCAGCAAGTCGAAAAGAAAACGGCAGACGCCCCCGCTGCACCGGTGCCCGCCGAAGTGAAACCCGCGGAAGTTCCTGCTTCCGCCGCCGCCGTCGCGCCCGCAGTAGCTACGCCGGTGGTTGATGCCGCCGCAATCGAAGCCCGGTTGCGCGCGGAGTACGAAGAGATTGCGGTGCTCTGCACTCTCTCCGGCCATCCCGAACTGGTCGCGGAAATGATCGCGAGCAAAAAGACGGTGGCCCAGGTCCGCGAGCACCTGCTGGCAATCAAGGCCCAGGAGTCCCAGCGCACTGCGGTGCAATCGCATGTGCAGGCCAGCCCGACCGGCGCGGAAGCCCAGTTGAACGCCGCCGCGCAGCAACTCGCCGCCAGCCGCAACATCCCGTTCGCGCAGGCTTACGTGGAGGCCATGAAACTCCATCCCGAGCTTTACCAGCAGTACCTCGCTGAGAAGTCGGCCCCGGTGCGGGCGAACTAGGGCGGCGAGCCAATCCAACCGAAAAGGAGCAATCGATTATGGCTTTCGAAGTCAATTTGCAAACGGTCTCGGTCCCGGCTAGCGCCGACTTGTCCACGAAGCAGTTTCTGTTTGGGACGATCAACGCCAGCGGGCAGGTGGCGGTAACTGGCGCGGGCCTCGCGTCGGATGGCGTCATCGCACTCGGTCCCAGTGCGCAGGGTCGCCCCTGCGGGCTGGCGTCCTTCCCCGGTCAAATCGCGCGAGTGATGCTCGGTGCCTCCGTGGCCAACGGAGCACTGCTTGAGGTGGATGCCAACGGCAAGGCGATCACTCAATCCGCAGGCAAGATCGTCGGGAAGGCGCTCTCCGCTGGCGCTTCGGGCGACATCATCCCGGCTCTGCTGATTCTCATGCGGTAGAAGCGGGGCAACTCAGAAAAGGAGCAATGAACAACCATGTATACGCCGACTCCCGGTGACGTCCACGTCAATACGCCGCTGACCCAAGTCAGCATCGCGTATCTCCAGAACCAGACGGAGTTTGTGGCCGCGCAAGTCTGCCCCATCATCCCGGTGACCAAGCAGAGCGACCGTTACTACGTCTACAATCGCGGCGATTTCTTCCGCGATCAAATGCAACGCCGCGCGCCCGGCACTCCGGCCGCAAGCGTCGGCTACCGCCTCGACAACACGCCGACCTACTTCGCCGACGTGTGGGCCGAGGCGAAGCCCATTCCGGACCAGTTGCGCGGGAACGCCGACGCGGTCCTCAACATGGACCGCGATGCGGTCGAGTTCCTCTCGCAGCAGGCGTTGATCCGGCGCGAGAAGATCTTCGCCGCCAACCTGTTCACCACAGGCAAGTGGAACACCGACATGACGGGCGTCGCCGCCGGTCCCGCCGCCGGCCAGTTCCTTCAGTGGAACGATCCGGCCTCGAACCCCATCGAGGACATTCGCGCCGGCAAACTTGCGATTAAGCAAGCCACCGGCTATCCGGCAAACTCACTGGTGCTGTCGGAGCCCGTGTGGTTGAAGCTCATTGACCATCCGGATCTGGTGGACCGCGTCAAGTACGGCCAGACGGCGGGTCGCCCGGCCACGGTGAGCCGCGAGGCTCTGGCGGCGATTCTCGAACTGGACCGCATCCTCGTGATGGGCAGCATCGAGAACACGGCGGCTGAAGGTCAGACCGCATCGCACTCCTTCATCGGCGCAAAGAGCTCTCTGCTCTGCAACGTTGCGCCCAGTCCCGGCCTGCTCACGCCGTCCGCTGCATACACCTTCTCCTGGACTGGGTATCTCGGTGCGGGCAACGAGGGCAACCGGATCAAGCGGTACCGCTGGGAGATCATTGCCAGCGACATCGTCGAGATCGAGATGGCCTTCGACACGAAGCTGGTGGCGCCCGAACTCGGGTACTTCTTCACCAGCGCGATTGCGTAGGCAAGAGGAGGCTCTATGGCTTATCGCTCTTTGCCGAAGTTCGACCCTTCGGCCCGATTCCTTGTCACCGCGCGCTTGCCCGTGCTCAACGGCGTCCCCATGAAACCGGGGGAGGCAATGCAGCCTCCTCCGGCCGAACCGGGCCCGGCGCGTCTCTACACGCGACTGTTGCGGCAGTTGTACGAACTGCGGAAGATCACGATGGTGGTCGAACCTTCCGCATCCACTCAGAACAAACATCGGAAGGAGAAAACGCATGGGCGCGCAAAAGGTTAAAGGCAAGTTCATCGCCGCCAACTTCGGGCAGGGTGGCGCTGACCTGAAGTTTGCCGACGTCGTGATCGCGAACGTGGATCTGAAGGCGCTCCGCGCGACGCCGAAAACTCTGGTGGCTGCGCCCGGCAATGGCAAGGTGCTGGAGTTCCTCTCGGCGGTCCTGGTGCTGGCTGCTGGCTCGAACGTGCTCGTCGAAGCCACGGCGAACTTGGCGGTCAAATACCAGAATGGCGCCGGCGTGCAGGTGTCGCAGACGGTCGAGATGACGGGCTTCATCGATCAGGCCGCGCATCAGGTGACGTACGCACTCCCGAAGCTCGATCCCATCACGGCGCGAACCGGCTGTGAAAACCAACCGCTGGTGTTGCACAACCTCGGCGCGG